GGCCGATGAAAAGGGCCAGCCGACTCATCCCTATTTAGGCGATGTCGCGAGTGAAATGAGTGCGCTGGTACCACAAATTCGTCAGGAGAAGCCTAGCTTAGACCACAATCAAGTGTTACAAGAGGCCTATGAACGTGCGACTTGGGGCAACCCCGAGATCCGCACATTGCTGTTAGCGCAGCAAGCTCAAGGGAAAGAGCAAGTCCGCGTGGCTGACAACCAGACCCGCGTACGCGAAGCCAAGCGAGCCGCAAGCGTGAATGTGCCGCGGCGAGCGTCTACTCCGAGTTCTGGTAAACCCGGAACCATCGATCAGACGCTCGAAGCAACAGCACGTGAGCTGGGACTCATCAGCTAACCGTATGAACTGGAGTCACTCACATGCCCGCGGGCATCACCTCACTCTTTACGGCGTGGACCGAGCTTGCCTCGACCACGTTCAGGAAACATTCCGCCGAAGTCGCTGATAACGTCAGCAAGCACAACGCACTCTATCGCCGGCTCATGTCCAAGGGCCGGATCCGAACCGAAGACGGCGGCCTCTCCATCGTCGAGCCGCTGGAATACGCCAGCAACTCGACCTACCAACGCTACTCGGGCTTTGACGCCCTCGCCATCAATGCGGTGGACGTGCTGACGGCTGCGGAATATCCCTGGCGCCAAGTGGCGGTCAATATCGCAGCCTCGGGCCTTGAGCTCAGGACGAACATGGGCGAATCCCGGATCATCAACTTCACCAAGGCGAAGATCCGCAACGCCAATAACTCGTTCAAGAACGGTCTTTCGACCGATCTGTACTCCGATGGCACCGCGGCGAACCAGATCAACGGTATCCAAGCCATCATCTCCGATGCAGGTACCGGAACAGTCGGGCAGATCAACTCGAGCACTTTCACGTTCTGGCAGAACATCGTCCAGTCGGCGGCCTCCCCGCTTCAGGGTGGCTCAGCCCTGACGCTGGGGCCGAGCACGATCGAGAGCCTGATGCTAGCCCTCTATATCAAGCTCACCCGCGGCACGGATATGCCGGACATGATCGTTTTCTCGGACGACATGTTCACGTGGTACGAGCAGAGCCAGACTTCCATCAAGCGCTACTCCGACAAGGAGACGGCGGATGGTGGATTCGTGACCCTGAAGTACAAGGGTGCGGATGTTTTCTTCGATTCCTCGGGCGGTATCCCGGCGACGCATGGCTACTTCATCAACACGGAATACATGGAGGCGGTGGCTCATCGCGATGCCAATATGACCGTGATGGATGAGCTCCATAGCGTCAATCAGGACGCAGTCGTCATCCCAATCCTCTGGATGGGCAACTTGGTCGCTTCGGCCCGGTTCCTCCAGGGCGTACTGAAGTCGTAAGGGAGCCAAAGACATGTTCTCAGCAACGGATACTTTTCTCGGCAGCGCTCCCTTCAACGATTGGTTCGCTCCCGACACGATTCAGCGCCATGTGCTCGGCACTGTGTTGGATGCGGTCGATCCCTATTGGGGATTGGGCGAGTTCATCTACGTCAAGTCGAACGACGCGATCTTGAAAGGATCGCTCGTCATGTGGGACGAGATCTATCAGGGATCTCTCCTGCCGAGTACCGCCAACCAGGGATTTTCCTTCGGTGTGGCGATGGCGCCCATGGCCTCGGGGACTTTCGGTTGGCTACAGCTTGCGGGACGGGCGGTTTATGCGACCAACGCAACGGTGGCTGCTGATACCGCAATTGGAGTAGCTGCCGCAGGAATTGCGGGTACGAATGCCGCGGGCAAGCAGTTGCTCAACGTCAGGAATCGCATCTCCGCGACCGGCACCATTACGGTCTCTGTCTCCACTCAGACCAATACCGGAATTCTGCTCGCGCAGAAGGGCTATGACGGGTTCTTCGTCGGAATGGCCTTGTCAGGTACCGGTATCCCTGCATCAACCGTTGTAGCCGCTCTGGATCCTGATGGTAAGCGGATCTATACGGGCTCTGCGATTGCCACTCTGGGCAACAAGAACTCGACGGCTACGGGTCAGATCACGCTCACCGGCACTTACACCGGCTTTGGATCTGGGATGATAAACCGGCCCTTCGCCCAGGGTGCGATCACATGAGCCAGCGTAACAACATGACCGAGGCCGGGATTAGTCCGCAGGCGGCGCATGTGATCAATGGACGTACTGCCAATAATCTGACGGCGGCGGGAACGACGCAGGGAACTGCACTCGCACTGCCTGCGGATATCTGCAAGTTCACCACGGTCGCGGCCAACTCAGGAGCAATCCTGCCTGCTGCCAACCCGGGGGACAGCGGGACGGTATTCAACGGGGGAGCGAATGCGCTTTCGCTCTATCCACCCGTGGGTGCCATTATCAACGGTCTATCAGCGAATACCGCTTATTCGATCGCAACGGCCACCCCGTACTGCGATTGGTACTGCGTCGATCCGCTGACTTACATCGCCTCTCAATCAGCCTGAAGGACAACCCTCCATGCAATTCGGTGTCATGAAAGAGATCATGCCGCACGTGCGGTTCGAGAACAAAGACTATGGACGTGACGAGGAGGCCTCAAGAAAGTCTGGCCGGCATATCCCGCGGCATGCCACTTTCGTGATCATCACGAGTCATGGCTCGAAGGATTCGAGCGAACACTTGGTCGAGGAATGGCTGCCCCGAAAGCGGATGGAAGCCTCACGGGGGGTTTACAACCTCGACTGGGTAGAGCGGATTGAGAAAATGTACGCTGCCTGGAAGGAAGGCAATGAACTTCCGCGCGAAGGTACTCCGATCATGACTTGGCAAATGGGCTCGTCCGAACAACGTTCCCGGCTTCGGGCGATGGGCTTCCAGGTTGTCGAGGATCTCGCCGCAGTCCCCGATACCGGTTTGGCCGAGATCGGGTTGGATGCGCGTTACTTACGTGATCTGGCTCGGGCGTGGATTGCCGAAGGCCAGCAGAAGGGAATCAATGCCCAGGAGTTGGCGGAAGCTAAGGCGAAACTCTCCGAGCAGGCCGCCGTGATTGCCCGTCTCACTGAACGCCTCGAGCGGTTGGAATCAGAGCGGGAAGAGCCGGTCAAGCGCGGTCCTGGCCGGCCCCGGAAAGAAGCTGAAGCTGCGTGATGAATGAGCCTGCTATCCATAGCGCAGTCGATCCTCCTGCGGGTGCTATCGCAAAAGCCGACGGTAGCCGCGACCTCGACTGATCCAAAGACCCAACAGGCCGTTGAATTCATCAACGAGGCGGGGCAGGAGTTGGCGGCTCGTCATAGCTGGCAGGTCCTCGTCAATGAGTCCACCTTCCTCACCACGGGCAATGAAAGCCAGGGGACCATCCAAGCTCTCTCGGGACCGGGCTATAGCTACGTCCTGAATGAGACGATGTGGAATCGGACACAGCGCCGTCCGCTCTTTGGGCCGAAGTCTTCATCTGAATGGCAACTGCTGAAGGCACAGTTCTCTTCCGGTCCATGGTCATCCTATCGGATCCGGCAGAACCAAGTGTTATTTTTCCCCACGACTCCGGTGGGTCACAACATCTATTTCGAGTGGGTCACCAGCAATTGGGCTAGTGATAAAGTGGGCACCCCGCAATCTTCTTACGTTGCTGATACTGATCTGACTTTCCTGGATGAGCGGCTCATCAAGTTGGATGCGCTCTGGAGGTTCAAACGCGCGAATAATTTGGCTTACGATGAGGACTTCGACAAAGCCGAGAAGGCCATTGAGGATGCAATTGCCCGCGATGGCAGCCGCGCCCGCCTGACCCTCACCGGTACGCCCAACGAGCTTGTTCCGGTGGCAGTAGTGCCGCTCGGCAATTGGATGGTTCCCCCATGAGCTTTGGAAGGGCTCAGCGCAAAATCCAACGGAGCCTACAGCCAGAGACGGCCTCTATACCTGCTCCCGTGGGCGGTGTGAATGCGCGGGATTCGCTCGCGGCGATGCCCGCGACAGATTGTATCTCTGCGGTGAATTGTTTCGGCACACCCTCCTATGTACAGATCCCGCGTGGAGGAAACCAGATCTGGGCGAGTGGATTGCCTGGTCCCGTAGAAACCGTGATGGCCTTTAACGGCACTACGGGACGTAAACTCTTCGGGGTATCCAACAGTGCAATCTACGATATTACCGCTCAGGGCGCCGTGGGTGCTGCCCTAGTCACGGGCCTAGGTAACTCCCGTCTCCAGCATCAGCTCTTTAATACCGGCTCTGGCGCGGTCTTAGTCTGGGTGAACGGATCTGTCCAGCCGCAGTACTACAACGGCACTGCCTGGGCCAATACGACCATTTCAGGCGCTGGATTGACTCCATCGAATCTCATCACAGCCACTGTCTTCAAACAGCGCATATGGTACATCGAGCAGAACTCGATGAATGTCTGGTATGCGACGATTTCAGGATTTCAGGGAGTTTTAACTCAATTCCCCATGGGCCAGCTCTTCAAGAAGGGCGGCACGCTGATGCAGATGGGAACTTGGACGATCGATAACGTCTCAGGCATGGACGACTACGCCGTTTTCATTACGACCGAGGGCGAGGTTGCTATCTACCAGGGATACGATCCGTCACAGCAATCCACGTGGAGCTTGGTCGGCGTATTCAACATAGGTAGGCCGATCGGCAGGCGCTGCTATACAAAGCTCGCCTCTGATCTGATAGTGATTACGGCTGACGGTCTGACTCCGCTCTCCAAAGCCATGTTGACCGATCGGACGCAGGAAGATACGCAGCTTACCTATAAGATCATCAACCAGATCAATATAGAGGTTCAGCAGTTCAACGCTAACTTTGGATGGCAGGTGATTGATTACCCTCTGGGTAACAAGCTGATTTTGAATGTGCCGGATTCCTCGGCTACCCAACATCAGTGGGTGATGAACACCATTGCAAAGTCGTGGTGGAAGTTTCAGAACTGGAATGCGCTTTGCTGGGAATTGCAGCAAGATTCCCTCTACTATGGAGAGAACACGCGCGTCTTCCTGGCAGATACCGGTACGACTGACTCGGGAGCTGCGATTACGATCGATTGCAAGCCTGCATTCAGTTACTTCGAGCTACCCGGTGAGCTGAAGAATTTCTTCATGGGGCAACTGGTCCTCCAGGCAAGCGCAGCGATCAATCTACGGATTACGCTCAATGTGGATTATTCTGACATCATTGACCCGGCTCCACCGTTTGTGACCTCCGGGACGTCGCCCTGGGATACGAGTCCGTGGGATACGACTCCTTGGGCTGATCTGACTCCATCTTTGAGCGTCAAGAATTGGCAAGGTGTCACAGGACTGGGATATGCAGCAAGCGGGAGAATCAGCACACAGCTTTCAGGAATTGTGGGTCAATGGTTCGCAACCAACTATCTCTATACCCCCGGAGCGCCGCTCTAGGCTTATCTATGGAGAAGATGCGCGAGTTGCAAACTGGGTACGGGATCGGCTTCCGGGATTCATCGGATGGAACGGGCACTATGTGGCCATTGGCTATGAGCGCCAGCAGCTCGTTGGTGGAATCGTGTTTACCCAGTATTCGGGTGCAAATATTGTCATGGCCTGCGCATTGGAGGCACCACTCACCCGAATGTTCTTGCGAGGTCTTTTCTATTACCCATTCCTGCAATTGCGATGCCGGCGTGTTACCGCACTTGTTGATGACGATAACGAACGTTCCATCCGATTGGTCGAGCATGCTGGATTCGAGTGGGAAGGCTGCATGAAACACGCAACCGCTCATGGGAATGTCCTGATCTACGGGCTACTTAAGGAGCATTGCCGATGGCTCTGAGATTCAGGGGCTTGGATGGGCCGTTGGAAACGGTCTACCGGAAAGATAATGGATCTCCTCCGCAGCCAGTCGATCCCTATCAACAGGCGGCGGCTCAATACGGTCTATCAACCGGGACAGCCCTTTTCAATGCGGGTCTAAATCGCACTAATCAAGTCAATCCTTTGGGTTCGACAACCTGGCAGGCTTCTTATCCAAATGAGGGTAGCCCATTCTCCGGGTTGTCTCCAGCGACCCTTGGAAGCAGTGCGCCTAATTCTCCTGTCACGAGTGCGCTCAGCCAATTATATGGCATCAATCCCAGTAGTGGAACGGTGCCATATCCAGGCGGAGGTAATGGCATTACAGGCCCCTCAGCTTCGGGTCCCGGCGCGCAGTTCTCAACCGGACCTTCAACGATACCCTTTGGCGGGCTCGGTAATGGATTTGGAGGGATTCCCTATGGGTTAGGCAGAGGGTCCTCGTCCATTCAGCCTTATAACAGTTCTCCTACAGGTGGAGCGCCGACCTATACGCAAACGACGCAATTGGCGCCCCAGTTTGAAAGTCAGCTCGAGAAGCCGATTGATACAACGGGTTTGGCAGGCATGCCGGGGGGGCCGTCAACCACTCAGGATCTGAGTTCGACTCGCAATGCGCTCTACCAGGAACAACGGCAGTTCTTGCAGCCTGAGCAGCAGCTAGGAACGGAGCAACTCCAATCGCAATTGGCGAATGAAGGGCTGATGCCGGGTTCCGCTGGATATACCAACGAGATGGACCGTTTGAGCCGTGAGCAGGAATTTCAGAACTCCAACGCCCGCAATCAAGCGATTACCGGAGGAGGTGCCGAGCAGTCGCGTCTCTTCGGCTTAGGTAGCCAAGCCCTACAGGATCAGCTCGCAGTTAGAAGCGCGCCGATCGATGAATTCCGCGCACTCTCGAGTCCGACCTCTGGAGGCCCTCAGGCTCTCACGCCGGATATTTCAGGGGCATTCGGTCAACAACTACAGAGTCAATTGGCCGGATATAACGCCAATGTCGCCTCGAACAACGCCACTACACAGGATGTGGGCTCGCTCGCCGCGCTGGCAGCGATGTACTTCATGATGTGATATGCAATACATCGAAGTACATAATCCGCAACGCCAACTCCTGGTTGATTGGACGGCCTATCAGATGCGGCTCCGGGAAGCCTTGATCCGGCGCCGGCTGATTCATTGGTCAGTTCGCAAGAATCATGAAATGACGAAGTTGCTCGTCTCAAGAATAGATACTACGTTTAGGCAGAACGCCCATGATTATTGGGCGAAGGGTACTTCATGAGCGCGAATCCCCAGGCGATGGCTCAAATGCTTGCCATGCAGTTAGGCCAACAGCCGCAGTCAGCGGTGCAGGGCCAGAACTCAGGACTGGGCGCAGCCTCACAACTTGCCCAGAAAATCATGTTGATGAAAGCGCTTCAAGGCGCTCCTCAGCAGCCCGGCCAACCTCCGCTCGCCCAGCAGGTTCCTCCCGGTCAAATGTTGCCGCAGCAGATGAATCAGATGCCGATGCCGGGTGGCACGAATGCCTGACACGGGCTTACAACCGCCGTACTTAGATCCGTCGCAGTATCCGGCGTATCTGGATCTACAGCGCAAGCAGATGCTGGCGAATGCCCTGATGCAGGGTAGCCAGCAGATGAATCAGACGCCTACGGACTGGAATTCAATGCGCGTTGTCCCTAAGCGCTCGGCCTTCTCCTCGATCGCGCCCATATTGGCAGGCGCGCTCGCGGGTAAGACTCAAGGAGATTTGGCAACTGCGCAGAACAAATACTTTCAGGGGCTGATGGGGGGATCTCCCCCACAACCGGCGCCTTCTCCGTCGGCTCCCCCATCGGCCCCGCCCCCACCGCCGAATGCCCCGCCTGGAACAGCAGCCCTCTCGACACCAACCGCGACACAGAGCACTCCGCAGCCACAGGGTTCAAAGCTGCTCACC